ATGCGACACCACCCATACCATTCTTAATCCTAAGAATGTTATAGTTGACCGCATATGCTCTGAGAGCCGCTGGAGTATCACCAGAATCTCCCCCATTAATTGTAATTTTAGCGTTATCAATTCTTGAAAAGTTCAAGGTCCCAGTTGGTTGCGATTTATTCATGGTGAGACAGAATGGCCATGTTGTGACCGGTTCTCCGTTGAGCACTTCTGGGAGAACAGAGCAGTGTCTCGATGGTACGACTTTATTGTGATATTCGTGTGTCATGTTTTCGAAAAGGGTGGTACCGTTAATATACAAAGATGCGTCCGTGAACGAGTATTTTGTAGCATGGTCTTCAGCACATGCAATGTGGACGGCCTTAACTGGGTGGTTAAAGTATGTTAAATCAACACTGGTATCGTCTTTAGACATTGGTTGATACTGTGTTTGTGTAATAAGGATTTCGTGTTCGTTATTGGCAAAGAATTCACGTTCTTCCGTGTCAAGGTAGATATAAGATCCATACACCTTTGGCGTGGAGCCCTTAGAGAATGCGGAGTGTAACTTGATTCTGATTTCAACTTCGTGGTATTGAAGACCGACGAGTGGGAGAGATTTGGTCCAATCTTCACTGAAAAAGAATGGAATGACGTAACTCCCCGAAGATATGTTTTGTGTTGTAGCACCACTACCACCAGCATCAACGGTACCAGGACCATAGCACGTGGTCGCACACGAAGCTTTCGCTTGGGATTCGTTGTAGAGAACGTTATGGACACCCGCAACAAAGAGAGAATCCATTTTACATACTTCTTGACCACCAACCCACAAAGAAAATTCTGTTGGTGCAGCTGCCGAGCTGAACAAACTTGCGGCGGTATTATTTGGTTTGTTAATATTTGTGGCTTCGATCCATACATAACTTAAGAGATCTCCCTTGGACCTGATTGGAATAATAACTTCGTTACTCGCACCGAACTCACCGATGTAATCCATGCGTTCGGGTTTGATTGCGAAGTTGGTGTGACGTTTATAGTTTTGTCTAAAAAAAGAGACTTGTGGGTCGCCTGTGATGTACACATCTTGGGCACCGACCGATACGAGGTCAATTAAAGCAGCTGACATATTTTACTAATATACTATATTAAAAAAATTGAGCGATAACGTAATAAGAGACATGGTTGTTTTTCAAGCACTTACCTGGGAAACCGAGGATGATGATGAAAAACATTTAGTACATATTTTCGGTAAGACGTGTGATGGTAAGTCCGTCTGTTTAACAACCGAATTTAAACCGTACTTTTTCGTAAAGTTACCGCGCGAAGATCCAAAAACATGGTCCGTTATTTGGTATAATAAAATATGTAAAATAGTACCTGAATTGGTACTCGATTATAGTATAGCTCAGTATAAAGATGTTTGGGGATTTCAAAATAATGAAAATTTTTACTTTATGAAAATCGAGTGTCAAACTTTGGGTGATAGGAGACGTGTTTCGAATAAACTAAAACATAAACTTCCTGATGAAATTGTAAAATTGAAGGTTTTTGAATCAAACCTTGAACCTGTCCTGAGATTAATGCATAGAACGGGTATTCAGTCTACTGGATGGTTGGACACCGGTGACGAGTGTGAAGTAAATGACATTGCAAAGGTTGATATCGATTTATATTGTAATAATTGGAATAACTTAAAACCAGTTGATAAACCTGAAACTGCACCTTTTGTAGTTGCGTCTTTGGATATTGAGTGTAACAGTTCGACTGGTAAATTTCCTGATGCTGATATAGACGGTGATTGTTGTTTTCAGATAGCCGTTTCCCTTTGTAAATTTGGGTCTGATATACCTTACGATAAAACGTGTTTTTGTTATAAACAAACGGATTCAGATCTAGAAGGGTGTACATTGTTGAGTTACGATACTGAGCGTGGTATGTTAGAGGCGTTTAGTAAATATCTTACTAGTAAAGATATCGACATTATTACGGGGTGGAATATATTTGGTTTTGATATGGAATATATAATGAAACGCGCTGAAAAAACACGTTGTAATCGTAATTTTTATAAATTAAGTAAACTGAAGTATCACACGTGTAAAATGGTATACAAAAAGTTATCATCGAGTGCACTTGGTGATAATGACTTGAAACTTTTACCTATTCCTGGTCGATTTGTTTTTGATTTATTCCACGAGGTTAAGAAGGGGTATAAACTCGATTCTTATAAGCTCGATAACGTTTCTAAATTATATCTCGGTGACCAAAAAATTGATATGCCAGCCAAAGAGATGTTCGCACGTTTTGTCGAGGAAGATCCCGTAAAATTGCGTGAAGTTGCTGAATATTGTATTAAGGATACTTTACTTCCACATAGATTACTTTCAAAACTGTGTATACTTATTAATTTATTGGAGATGGCAAAAGCAACATGGGTTCCCTTATCTTATTTGGTTGAGCGTGGTCAACAAATAAAAGTTTTTAGTCAATTAACTAAAAAAGCGCGGGAAATGGGATACCTCGTACCAACAATTGCTTGGGGTGAGGGTATGGTTGATGGTTATGAGGGTGCTACTGTTCTCGAGGCACAGAAAGGTGCGTATTATACACCTATAACAGCTTTGGATTTTGAAGCTCTTTACCCATCTATTATGATGGCACATAACCTTTGTTATTCAACTTTGATTATGAATCCTAAGTATGAAGATAAGGAAAGGTATCCCGATTTGGAAATAGAGACGTTTGGTAAGTTTAAATTTGTTCAAAATGTACCTAGTCTTTTACCTAGTATTCTTACCGAATTGAAACAGTTTAGAAAACAGGCTAAGAAAGACATGGCAAATTCATCTGGATCCCTAAAACAAATGTATAATGGTAAACAATTGGCTTATAAAATATCAATGAATTCGGTATATGGTTTTACGGGTGCTTCTAAGGGAATGTTACCTTGTGTACCAATAGCATCGTCTGTAACACGAAAGGGTCGAATGATGATTGATGATACGAAGAAATATGTAGAGGAAAATTTTCCTGGTGCAAAGGTGAGATATGGAGATACAGATTCTGTTATGGTTGAATTTGATGTAGGTGATCGTAAAGGTGAAGAGGCAATTAAGTATAGTTGGGAACTTGGTGAGAAGGCTGCTTCGGAATGTACACATTTGTTTAAAAAACCAAATAATCTTGAACTCGAAAAAGTGTATTGTCCATATTTTTTGTATTCAAAGAAAAGGTATGCGGCGAAGCTTTGGACACAAGGTAAAGATGGAAACATGAATATGGATTATATTGACGTAAAGGGTCTTCAACTCGTAAGGCGAGATAATACACCTCACATGAGAGAGGTTTGTAAAGAGTTACTCGACGTTGTTTTGGAAAGTAGTGATACAGGACCACCGAAAGCATTGGCTTTACAAAGAGCTATTGAATTATTAGAAGGTGACGTTCCTAATGAAAAGTTAATACTTTCACAACAATTGGGTGATTCGTATAAATCAGAAAATTTATCACACGTCCAAGTTCGTAATAAAATGCGTGAACGTCAACCTGGTTCTGAACCTCAATCCGGTGATAGAGTACCTTATATTCTTCTTAAAACGCACGATCCACGTGCAAAAGCATACGAAAAGGCAGAAGATCCTAAATACGCTATAGACAATAATTTACCAATAGATTATCCATATTATTTCCTTAATAAGTTTCTTAATCCCGTGTGTGATTTGATAGAACCGTTATTTAATGATCCTAAAGAGGAGATTTTTGGTGAACTTATAACACGTGCAAAACCAAATCGACGTAAACAAATTGTAGATGATCCTAAACAAAGAAAAATATCAGACATGTGGAAGGTAATTAAAAAGTAGGATATATTAGATAATAAGTCACATGGGTTTTCATATATATTCGATACCTCACGATAAAGATGTAGAAGATGTAATAGACAAGTCTATAAAAAATCAGACTATCGAAAGGTTATATGATATATATGAAGACATCAGTTCTAATAGTCGACGCGTTACTTTTGATAAATTAGTCGATAGTTCAATGTTCAAACGTGAATTATTGAAAATTAAGGAAGATGGAAATAATAAGGATTATAAAATTAAACGCGTTACTAAAACTAAATTACCAAAAAAATTAGTGGATCCAATAAAAGAATATACCGAAATTAAAATAATGGAGAATGTTTATAAAGACTTGGAAAACTGTGCATTAAAAATACATATAAAACCTAATGAATTTCATCCTTATTACGAACAGTATCATTATGATAATAAGGGTAGACCAAGATGTCGTGGTATAACAAAAGGTGGTGTGTGTATATGTAAGCGTGTGGATATTAATGAAAAGTATCTTTGTGGATTACACGTGGATCAAAAGATAAATTTACACCCAGTTATGGATATGACATTTATTAAATTAAATACTAAAACGGATAAAACTAATAAACCTATTAGTTTAGGTGGTTTGACAATGTAATAAAAGTGGTTTAAAGCTTAAAATACATTTTTAATAAGATGAATAAATCGGATATCTTATTACATTCTATAGATTCCTTTTATCAAGTTTCTACTAACAGAGATGCTCTTAATCAAATACTGACAAAAACCGGTGGTATTTCTCTCAGAAACCTCGAATGGTTTATAACAAATTATTCTAAAAAAAATAACTTATCTTATAAAACTGGTGACGGTAAAATATTTAGTGTTCACTGTGCTTATAAATCAAGTTTAGACGGATATAGTAAAAAATTATTCGATCCATTTTGTAGATCAAAAAAGATAAATTATGTTATACCCGGTACAACTGATGAAATTAGCACAACTGTAGCACAGTTAAATTTTATCAGATGGTGTATTAAAAATAATATAATTGATTATATTCGTGATCATAAAAAACAATTATTTAATAAGCATAATTCATGAAACCATTTTCAAAAGTAAACGTTTGGTAACCAACGTAATAAATATGTAATGTATACGTTTTTGTTAGACCTTCTTTCATTTTTATGTTTAATTTAGTTCTATTTGAACGCAAATTTGTAAAATCCAAACTTCCCGATGACTCCACATTAACCGGATTCATCGAGAAAGTGTATGTGTATATATTCCTGAAAGGTCTAGATAAACGACTCGTAAAAGGTACTATATATTTATAATATTTGTGATCGCTATCTTGTAAACCAGGTAAATCTTCACCATTAACGTAAAGTTTTGCACTACTCATGGGTGGATTATAAAACTCGTTTTGAATTGTAGATGTCATACTAGATGAAAAATTAAATCGATTTTGATAATAATATTCTGCGTCGGGTGTGGTATTTGTTTGGGAAGATTCTCGTGATACATTCTCGTTTTCAAAATCTGTATTCCTAAGAAACCAGTTTATAGTTTTAACGGGTATACTTGGAACAAGGTCTATATTAGCTTCAATCATATCCGGTGTTATTTCTAAACTTGGGTGTTTTTTAACAATATCGGTAATGAAAGTATATTTTTTGTTTTTCATATATGTTCTCTCACTTGGTTCTATTGTTATTTCTTCCGTTATTATATCAAATGCGTTTACAGTTAAATTAGATGGTTCATCCGTAAAAAAGGATTGTGGTTGAAATTCGAATTCGAATTCAATTTCCTGTTTATGAATAGCACACAAGGGAAAGTATGGTCTATTTGGTTTATTTGTTTCGTATTCATCGTTTTCGTATTTTCTAGAAAAGAAAAATGGTATTGGAATAAATAATTCGGATGTATACTGCCCCAAATCTATATTACCTTGACTAATCGTGGATGTATCTTCAGCTATATTTCTGTTTAGTGTATACCTTTTTGTTCTTTTTTCCGATTCGTCTAAATATAATTCATCGTAAATTATACCCCAATCCATATTGAATTTTTCAACTATAATTTCGTCTACACGCATGGTTACCGATTTAAATATATGACGACCAAGTTGATCTGCGTAAGTATAATGACCTGAAGATACACGTGGCATTTTTATAGAAACGTACATGTTTGATAATAAGTCACCCATATTTCGTGGTTTAAATTTTACTTTTACGGACTTGTTGAACGGCCATGATGAATTGGCATCATCTGGTTTTGATACCCTTGTATTCCTGTGAAATTTTCTAAAATTCGAGTGCTGTTTTAAATCGTATTTAAAGAACGATTTATAAGGATCTTTATCTATAAGATACGTATCTTGTTTTCCTATAGCATTTAAAGATACTATAGATCCTGTGTCTGGACCAGATACGTCACACATACTAATAAGTACTTATATATTTTTTAAATAGATTCATACTATATTCATTCTGTTCCATTTTGACATTTTAATGTATATTTTTTTAGATTTTCAAACCAATAAAATAATTCGTCTGAAGATATAGAAAGCGATTTTTTATTAAGATTTATCATTCCACATTCCCTTAAACGTAATTCTTCTATAGTGGGTTTTCTATAAAATTTAAAACATGAATAACACGTTCTTCTCATTTTAGAGTTAATGTATTTATAATACGTGTCATTGTTTATTAAAAATAATGGTTTTATTTTCTTATACTTTCTAATGGTAATTTTTTCGTTATAACTTTCTGATTTTATATATGGTTTTAAAGGGTTTTTACAAAAATAACATAAACCTTTGCATTTAAGATACATAAAAAGTATAGTAATTATTCTTTTATGTACTATAATGAAGTTAGACAACCAGATGGAACGGCTGTTATAGGTATAGATCACACTCTTGAAAGGCCGAGTGTTTTAGAAGTTATACCATTTAATGAAAATCATCAACAAGAGCCTGAACCTGAATATCAATTATTTGATTCTTCTGTGGTATCATGGTTAATTATATTTTTAGTTTTAGCAAGTATACATTATGTAATTTTGTATGATAATATTATAACTATAATTAATTGCTTATCATGTTTATTACCATTACATAGTTTACAAAATAACAGTGTATATGGTGTTTGTGCATATACTGGTTATATTATGATTGCCATGGTATTAACAACATTGTTAGGTTTTTATGAATATATTTGGTATTATCTTTTTTGTAATGCTTCAATTTTATGTATATTTATAACCTTAGTGGTGAAATATATTAAAAATATTAGGAATCAAAACCAAAACCAAATTATAAATGAACACATTATATGAAAAAAGAGATTTGGCTATAGCCCAGGGTTTGTATAAAAACGAGCAAGAAAAATGTGAACGATTTGCGAGAAGTATTCATAAACTTAGAGAATCTCGCAAACAGTACGATGATAAAAGGGAAAAAAGTAAAATTATATTTTTAGAAAATACACCCGAGAAATGTTTGAATACCAAAAAATTTTCAAATATATGTCAGGCTGTTACACTTAAAGGTAAAAAGTGTACGTTTAAAGCATCTTGTGGTATTTTTTGTAAAAAACATACACCTAAAAAATAAATGTAATGTAATAATAAATGTTAGATCAAGAAACTCTCAGACCTGTTATAATAGCCATGGCTCTTTATCTCACAATTTCGCAAATTGTCCCAGAAATTTTCAAAAAACCAACCAATATTAAGATCATAGATGATATTGTTGCCATGTTAATCGCACAAAGAGGTTCACTTACTTCCGGTACTATTCTCACCGGACTTATTGTGTTGATTACCAATTATGTTAACGACGAATTCCTCTAAAACGTTTTCCTTAGACGTTAATCTACGGGTTTTGGGGTGATTCATATATCGTATTTTTTTAGTATACGCATCTTCCATGAATTCCATAAGTTGTTCCATGTTTGGTTTTCCCCAAAGCATACCTTTTTTGTAAAGAAAATCATCCACAGGCAATTTCTGAAGTTCACATTTGATAGTGTATGGCGTTTCTATATATTCTGTTGCACCCCCATAATCTGTTATGATTACAGGTTTGTTTCTTAATGATGCTTCTACGGCTCCCATTCCTACGCCTTCAGATGACGAAAAGCTTACGTAACAATCTGATTTACTATGTATTTCTTCCATAACTTCATCAGATACTAAATCATTTATTACTGTAACGTTTGGTACAGTTATTTTAACTGGTTGTTTACACGTTGCTTTAACTATAAGTCTTGAATCCGGTTTATTAAGTCTTATAAATGCCTCTAAGATTTTATTAAAATTTTTCCTTGGATCATAAACGTTACCAATATGGTAAAATGTATAAGGTCTATTATCTGGTATATGTGCATGTATAACGTAAAAGATTGTTTCAGGAAATTGTCTTTCGAAAATTTTTTTACAGAATTCACTTGGTACGGCTATTTTATCGAATAGTTTAAAAAGTTTACCGTAATCTTCGTGTACAGTTTCGGTTTCACACACTGTCATACATGCAACATTTTTTATTTTACTTTTGATTTCCGGTATTTTATCTAACCACATTTTTACAGGAAGTGCAAAAATAAAAGCCGATTCTGATTCTGGTATATGTTCGTGTATTTCTATATACTTAGTATATCCTACTTTTGGAAATATGTCCATATATTTTTTACAGTGTTGTCCAATTCCACTCAGGAGAGTTGGACCGATGAATAACATTTAGTATAAAGATAATCTTTCTTTTATATATATTACAACACAATGTCGTCGCTTATCTGGAAAAAGAAGTTATTAGAAGAAGAGGCAAAGAAAAAAGCAAATAATATTTCAGCCCCAGCCCCAGCCCCAGCCCCAGC